GTTGCGCCTAGTGAACCACAGGCTGTGCAGCAACCTGAACAGCCGCCAGTGGCGCAAATTGACGTGCAAACACAGCAGGCGATCAATGAACTCCAGCATCGTAGAGAAGCTGATGTAAAGCGGGAATGGGAAGAGGCCGTTGGGCAAAAGGCTCGTTCGTATGAACGGCAACTTCATGAAGCTGGCTACATGCCGGAACAGGCTAGAGATCAGGCTAGGCGGTATATCCAACAGGAACAAAAGTTCCGAAACCAGGAAAAGGAAACCTCCGATATGCTGGGTTACGTCGAAGGACGGCAGGCAGCGGCGGTACATTATATGAAGAAGCATGGGTTAGCAAATGAGCAAATGCTTAATGATTTAATAGCCCTTCAAAGGACAACCTCTCCAGGTGATATGGAGAAAGAAGCCCAGCGTATGAAGCGGGAGAGAGCTCTCCTTGCAGAGAACGCACGGCTGAAGCAGGGACGTGTTGCTCCGCAGACTTTCGACAATAGTCAGGGATCAGCCGAGGTCACGACCAATCAGGATAGATTGCTTGAGGCATACATTAACGGAGACAGGTCGGAAGCAGCGGTAAAAGCTGCACGGTTCTTAACACTTGGAACGTAAACGTAAAGGAGATTTATCATGGCACAAACAGCCACAACTGGTAATTTAGAAAGCGCATCGAAAATCATCATCGGAACGGCCCGATATACCGAGGAGCATAACGCTCCTGCCTTGGCTCTTATTGAGCCATTCACCCTGCCCAAGGGGGCAAAGCAGGTTACTGTCCCCAAGGTGGGTCAGATGACTATGAGTGACCTCGTTGATGGTCAGGACATGATTGACGAAGAAGAGATAGGAATGACCACGGTTGACCTAACAGCATCTGAGGTTGGGGCAAAGGTTATTCTGACAGACAAACTTCTTCGTGAACAAGTCAACAATGTATTTACCATGATTGGTAAGCAGCTTGGTGACGGCATGGCACGAAAGAAGGATGGAGATGTCCTTGATCTCTATACCAACCTTAACGGCGGAACGAAACTTGGTTCAGCAGGTACTTCCTTTAAGTCCTCCAATGTACAGGCTATTATCGCCTATGCAAAAGCTAACAAGTTCGGATCCCAGTTATACATTCTTCATCATCCAAATGCTGTAGCTTACCTATCCAAGGAAGCTGCCACAGTAGCATCCGCAGTAACCAACGGGATTCCTCATGGCTGGTCTGAAGACCTCTTGAAGAATTTCTGGAGTGGCCTGCGACCAATGAATAATGTTCCTATCTTTGAAGACGGTAACATTTCAACGGACGCATCAGGTGATGGTATCGGCGTTATTGCTGACAAGGGAGCAATGGCATACTTACAGAGTGTGGCTACCCGGCAAGAGCGACAAAGAGATGCGTAACTCAGAGCATGGGAAGTAGTTATGACTGCTGACTACGGCGTATTTGAACTTGATGATAGCCGTGGAGCAGGACTCACCTATGACATATCAGCACTTGGAACAACTAACTAACAGTAGCTAGGAGTATAATTTTGGCAATAGGAATGCAGGAATATAATAAGGTAAAAAATGAGTTAATTGGATTAGGCTACTCAATGCGCTATGTCGATGAGTGGCAGCCAAAAACTAGACTCTATAGGCACAAGGCTGCTTATAATGTGGATGGGGAGCTTACTGATGAGGTAGGGACATACACTGATAATGTTCCGGGAGATCCTAGATACCTTTTACGAAAGGCAAGGATAGGAATGTTTGGATTCCCTCCCAGTGAGACATGCACATGTAAGTGGTGTAATGAAAGCATAAATACTCAGGGAGCGGCCAAGGCCGAAGTGGTGGAAGCCGCTCCTGAGCCTGGTGCGACAGTAGCACCAATAAGAAGAGGAAATAGGAGACTGGGGCCGCATTACAAAAGTCAGGTGTAAAGAAGGCCGTGCCTGGTAAAAAATTTAATAACGGCGTTCGCAGGACTATGAGCCTGTAAAAAGGAGATTTACAATGGCATTCCCAACAACAGTTTATTTAAGTTATGGGCAGGAGAAGGTAGAGACTGAAGAGCAGAAGCAGAAGCTCGGCACAAGGGCAGTGACCCCTGATGGTAGAGTGTTTTACTATGCCAAGAATAGCTCGGCGGCTATTACGCCAGCCGGGAAAATTTGTGATGGTATTGCTGCGGTAGCTGCACATGATATGGACTTAGCAGCGGCGGCAGCATCTGCTGGAGCCACTTCATTCACGAGTGGAACTTCTTTGACAGTAACAAAAGATCAGTATAAAGACGGATATGTTGTTTTCAATGATGGCCCCGCACAAGGCGAGGTGTATCGAATCAAGAGCAACACAGCAGTATCTGGAGCAACAGGCTTATCAATTACCATTGACGAGCCAGACGGACTCAGAACTGCCCTGACTACATCATCCCTATTTGGGTTGGTGTATCCACCTTACAAAGACGTAAAGATCATTGATGGTGACGGAACCATGACAACCGGGCCATTGGGAGTAAACCCAATACCTGTCACGGCAAGCTACTATTTCTGGTTGCAGACAGCAGGCGTTTCCTCAGTGCTATCAGGAGCAGCAGTAGCTGTTGTTGGTGACGCTGTAGGTGTTAGCCAAGCGTCAGGTGAGTCGGGAGCATTTGACTTGTGGGACGTGTCTGCTAATGAGGACACTGCTCCTATTGGTACAGCAATGGGCATCCCGTCTGTAGATACGGACAACCAGATCGTGATGCTGGCTATACGCAACTAGGAATGGGGATAGATGCTTAAAGATTTATGGACTCCAACCGGGGCTATCTATAATGGATCAGCCCCTGTTGGAAGAAGCAAGGAAACAGGTTTTATAATTGAGACATGTATGTTCAACTTCAAGTACACCGATCAGTTTGGTGTCGAGCATACACAGGTAGCTATTGTTCCAAGGGACTCATCAATGAGCAGAGCTCATGTAGAAGACATGGCAGCTCAGGCGTATGAGAACTTTCTGATTGAATGCAAGCAGAAGTATACGAAGAGGCCACCGAACGTAGCTGAGAAGAAGGAAATAGGAAAAGCGTTACAAGAGTTTCGTAAATCGGCAGTAAAAAGACGGCAAAGTACAAACAATAAAATTTATTATTAGGATGGAGGAACAGGAAATGGTAGACGTACAGATAACTACAGGGGATATTCAGGCAGTAATGGTGGAAGATCCTAGTGTAAGTCTAAAGGTACAGGTTAAAGCCCTTATGAGAGCGTTAGAAAAGTCTGAAGAAGAAGTCGCTCGGCTCACTAAAGAGGTGGAAAGCAAGGGAGAGGTTGTTCTCAGGAGAAAGAATGCTAAGGAGAAGTAGTCATGCCTAGAGTAGGTAAAAAACATTTTTCATATACTGCTGCTGGCAAAGCAGCGGCGAAGCGTCACGCATCCAAGACTGGCAAAAAGGTTACAAAGATGACAAAGACCAAGAAAAAGGGTGGATACTAATTATGGCACGACCAGCACCCGGGAGACTTACACCGCAACAAAAACAAAGGCTGAAAGATCCTAAGTTTGGGGTTGGCTTGCGGGCTGTAAAGCCGTTGGTTCGTCAGACAAAACGTCAAAGAAGCCCTGTTCGCAGGTAACAAGGATATGATATGCCAGCAATACAAGGGAGAACGCGGAAACAACTAAGGCAATCCATTGGTTATAACCTTGGAGCCTTGCATACTGGTACTACGTATGATGCAGGGTCAACGACCACACTAATATCATTAACGTTTACTGGTGGTGATGATTACCACAATGGAAAGTGGATGGTCGTGTTTGATACCAGCAATTCGGACAATGCCGAAACTAGGCTTGTTAGTGATTACACATCATCCGCATATAGGGTGACATTAGGACAGGCTTTATCTTTTGCTACTGTGGCAGGAGACACATATGAGTTATGGGAGACACCCTATAACCCTAATGTTATAGATGAGTTTATTAACCAGGCTATCATGGGAGCCATGGGGTGGGTATACGATCCCATTGAAAACATCTCACTACATGGAGATGGGAAGCAGTCAAGATTCGATATTCCCTCGAATATCTCGATGATTTCCAAGATAGAGTACCGGCACAAGGTAAGCTTTACCAGGATTCATGCTTGTGGTTCTACCTTTGACGAGAAGACAGATAGTGATTTCACCCAGTCTCTCGATACCAATGACAAGAAGCAGGGTGTTCAGTCTCTTAAAATGGTAATAGCGGCGGGTGCTGCTGCTGGCGATTTTGTAACAGATAGTATCACGAGTAAAAATATTTCTGGATATGACACGATAGAGATGTGGGTGAAGAGCACGGTAGCTACAAGTGCAGGCAACCTTAAGTTATTGCTGGACGACACTGCATCTTGTGGTAGCCCGCTTGAAACACTCAGCATACCAGCCCTTTCAGCCGATACATGGACATTTGTGAGAATGTCTCTAGCAAACCCTGAGACGGACACAGCGATCATCTCCGTGGGTTTGGAGTATGATGCTGATTTAGGAGCCTGTACGGTGTGGATAGACGACATTGTAGCCGTAGCTAACGATACGGCTGAATGGACGATACTAGATAGGCGCAACTGGAAGATCGACAAGGAATCTCGTGATCTGGTTCTTCAGAGAGATGGACATAAGGCAGTTGGTTACGCCCTTATTAAGATCATTGGAGGCGACAAGCCGGCATTGATGACAGCGGATACAGATACTTCTGAGATTGATGAGAATTATATTATAGCCCAGGCAACATCCCTAGCATTTCTCTCAGAATCAGGGGGCCCAGCTACAGATGCTGATGCTAAAAGGCAAATCAGTGCATTTTGGTCGGATCAGGCACAACGTGCTAGAAGAACATTTCCTATGTTAACTAACATAAGGTCTGTTGACTAATGGCAAACAAGGTAGTAGAAGAAAATGAAATCTTCCTGAACGGTGTCTACTATCCAATAACACGACCAATTCGTAGCACCTTAGCATCCATATATCCTGCCAAGGTAGTCATTGGGGATACCACCAAGGACTCTAACCTACGCTCGTCCATCATTGCATGGTCTGATTGGCGTGGTGGTATTGGGGTGAACCGAATGGAAGGTGCCGGGGGGACTGACCGGGCGTGGTTCTCTACCTGTCAGCTACGATATAAGAACCATCTAGTTCTGCCTAACCTAGCAACAGCTACTACGACTCCTTCTCATGGATTAGGGCAAGCTACAATTGGTGCTATTGCGACCTTTGATAATGAGGTCTATGCGTTTTGGAATGGAGGAGAGGGAGCGACTCCCAGTCTATGGAGATATAACAATGCTAGTGATACCTGGACTGAGATGACAACGCCTAGTGTTACTGATGAGGTCACAGATAGTATAGTATTTACTAATGCTGGTGGTACCTCGTATCTTGTTTTTGCCCACTACGATGCCAATGGTAGTGGTTACACACGCTTATCCGATTATACGACAACTCTCAATGGAGCTATAAGTAGTACTGGCGCAACCTCAGTACCTGTAACGGATGCCAGTGGCCTTCTTGCAGGAGAGATTATTATCGTTGATGATGAACACATGACGATCAGCTCCATATCATCTAATACGCTGACCGTTACGAGGGCATCGAATAGCACAACAGCAGCAACTCATTCTGATGGAGCTACAGTGACAGTAGGGTGGACAACAGATACAAAAGATACTCAGTTCCTTACAGTATGGGATGAGAGATTGTGGGGTATTTCATATGCAGGGCAGCTCTGGAGTGCATCTGCGGTTGGTACTGAACACGATGATGCAGCCTTGCCGTTACCTGATGGGTCTGTAACAGGCTTGTTCGTAGCACGTAATGCTATGGGGATACCAATTATATATGCAGCTACCACAGAGGGATTGTTTGCACATAATGCAGATAACGCTATGTGGGAAGAAACCCAAATGACATTTCCTGTACATCCAGACAATGGAAAGGGAACGGTTACCTGGCGTGAAGCGGTATATATTCCTAGTGGCAATGGTATTTATAAATATATCAATGGATCTAACGCTGCGGTCGTAACAGTGATTGGCCCAGACAGGGACGATGGGATGCCCTCTAATAAGAGAGGTGTTATCCGCATGATGGCTGGTAGCCACAACGAGTTATTGGTAGGCGTGGATGCACGGGCTACACCAACAGACATAGTATATAATGCGATTCCTCGTCAATGGCAAAGCCATTCTGGTAGCACTGTTATGGCTGGAGACACAGGACTAAGCACGATTTTAGGCTATAACGACATGGGTTGGGAGGTTAAGTGGATCTCTGGCACTGCTGGAGAAAGCCTTGATACCCTTCATGTTTCTACTGGATACAATTCCTACCGGGCATGGTGGGGGCTTAATGGAGTGGTGTACTTCATGGAGCTTCCAAAAGATGTTATTAATCCTAGTGAGGTTGATGACTTTGCATACGCGACATCAGCAACACATGAGACACCATGGTTTAATGCTGGGCAAAGTGAAGTAGATAAGCTGGCACTCAATCTTAGGATTGAATGTGAGGGATTATCTGCGGCAGACAAGGAAATTGTAAAGATAGAATATGCCACGGACTATAGTGAGAGCTATACCACGGCAGTATCATCATTGAATTCCAGCACAATGGGAGCTACTTCAGGCACATACACCTATACATTTGGTAGTAATGTTGGCACAGCCTTTAGGGCTATCAAGTTTAAGCTCACCCTTGAGAGAGATGACACTGACACCACAGGGCTGGAGAAGTACAACACCCCTGATGTGACATCCCTTACTCTTGAGTACCGCAAAAAGATAGCAGCCAAGTGGGGACACACGGTGGATATTGATTTGACAAACGAGTATAAAGGGAAGGGGCCGAAGGACTTAAGGTCAAGTCTTATATCGGCTATTGAGAGTACAACACTGGTAGAATTTACCTTCAGGGATGACACAACAACGGAGAGAAATTATTATGTTGATGTGATAGCAGCGCAAGGGATGGAATTTACAGGTTACGATGAGCGTGGGTCAACCACGATACAGGTCGTAGAACCATAGGAGAATAGGAATGAGAGTTGATTCAGGAATAACAAACGTATCTTCCGCAGGAACTGCGGTGCAGGTAAATAATGTTACAAATAGGGTTAAGCAGGTGGAGTTCAAGGCATTAGCAGGGAACTCCGGGCTGGCTTATGTTGGTGAGAGTGATGTCTCTGCAAGCAACGGATTTGAGTTGAGTGCAGGGAATACAAAGACGTACAATTTTGGGGAGTTTGGTGGCAGTGTTCCGGCCAATGTCTGGTATGTGGACGTAGCCACCAATAACGACAAGGTTGCTTGGAGTATGATTTTAGAAGGCTAATATGGTAACACAGCAAGTACAAATTCCTAATAGCTGGCCTGGTTCAGGCCCTGAGTACATAGCGTACAGTACGTTTATAGAGCTCGGCAGGGAACCCGGACAGGACTTTACTTATCAGTCTCCGCTTATGGGTGGAAGGCTGGATAAGGGAGGATTTGTTATTGACTTTATGTTTTCTGATCCGCCTGATCTAGCAATCAACGTACAGGGAGTATACTATCACTATGAATTCGGTGTGGAAGCCAAGGCAAGGGACGTAATGGCAAGGGCAAGTCTTGCTGGACAAAACATCACTCTAATATTTATCGACGATGATCACCTATTGAGTGACCCACGGTACTATTGCCGGGAAGCATTAAACTACAGAGATCACTCCAGACTAGGAGGCGGGTAATGGCAATTAATTTTAAAGGGTATCTATTCGATGACTCAGGCAATGCTATTCAAGGGGCGACGGTACAGCTCCTGGAACAAGACGGCACTCAAGAGGCTACAACAACCACCAGCAGTGCTGGGCTATGGTCTTTCAGTGAGTCTGATGAAGACACATATGATGTAAAAATTACTAGTGGCAGTTCAATTCGATGGATTCAGTGGGATGATCAGATCTCGCTAAAGGAAATTGATGTCCGTAATGACTCAGCCAATACAACCCCGGCTGCAACGTTTACTAATCTTACGAACAATGCCTCTAACCAGGTAGCTAACTTCCGTAGCCTTAACACAACACGAGCCGATGGCGATGAGATTTATTTATCCTTTACCCTGGCAGATGATGGTGGTAATGCCCACGAGTTTGCTCGTATTACAGGGGAAGCAGTAGATGTTTCTAATGGCAGCGAGGATGGGCAGATAAGGTTCGGGGTTTCTGTTGGAGGCACAATGACTGATGTCTTTACCATTAACTCTACAGCTGCTGGCTCTACTGACATGACTCTAGATGTGTCCGGGGATCTAACATTAGACGCAGATGGTGGTGATATTTTATTCAAAGATGGTGGTACAACCTTTGGTTCTGCTACCAATACCAGTGGCAACCTGATTATTAAGTCAGGCACTACCACGGCCTTAACCTTCTCAGGTGCTAATGTAACGGCAGCAGGAACGATAGGTTCTGGGGCTATTACTTCAACTGGCATTGTAACAGGCACAGGATTTACAGCAGGGAGTGCTGTTCTTGCAGAAGCTGAACTAGAATTACTAGATGGACTAACCGCAGGTACAGCGATTGCCTCTAAGGTAGTTACTACGGATGCAAACATAGATACTTCAGGGCAAAGAAACCTGACAATCACTGGCGAGTTAGATGCAGCAACTCTAGACATATCTGGCAACTCAGACTTTGATGGCACTCTTGACGTAGCAGGCAACACTGTTATATCCGCAGGCACATTCACGGTTGGCTCAGATGGTAGCGGACAGGATGTAATCTTCTATTCAGGGACATCAGGGGATAACCTGACATGGGATGCCTCTGAAGAGGTACTGCAAATTACAGGTACGAATGGGGCTACTGCACTAGATGTTCTCGATGGAGACGTAAGGGTGGTAGATAAACTCTATCTCTATGACAGGGGTGGCGAGTACCTCTCTTCTGATGGTTCTACCCTAACAATTACTGGTGCTACCACGGTTAGTGGTGGCCTAACGTCTACAGCAGCATCTAATACATTGGGTGCAACGAGCTTCAACGATGCCAATATCACTAACGTAGGCAGTATAGCCCTCGATACCATTACTTCTGACGGTAGCAACATAGGCTTTGGCACTGACGGATCAGGAGAGGATGTCTACTTCTACTCTGGAACTAGCGGTGACCACATGTTTTGGGATGCTTCTGAAGAGAAGATGGTTATCACCGGCACTGACGGCCAGAACTCCCTTGAAGTGGCTGATGGCAATGTGACTATCACAGACAATCTTACAGTTAGTGGCAACTTTACTGTTAGTGGAACCTCAACACAAGTTAATACCACTAATCTTACGGTTACAGATCCATTAATTAAATTAGCACATGGAACAACAGCTTCCCCTGCTAATGACTTGGGTCTAATCTTCACCAGAGGTAATGGCTCCAGCTCTAATATAGCTAACAGGGCTATGCTTTGGGATGAATCTGCCGATGAGTTTGCTTTTGCCTTCACTAACGATGAAGCCGGTACGACCACAGGCAACGTAGACCTGGATGACTATGCAGATCTACATGTTGGTGGACTAAAGGTTGACGATGCTCTTACTATCGGTGGAACTAACGTAGTAACAGGTAGCCTTATAACTACACTGGGTACTATTTCTGCTGGTGTATGGCAAGGTACTGCCATAGCAACTTCTTATATCGCTGACGATGCAGTTACTCTTGCTAAGATGGCAGGGCTTACACGAGGAAGTATTATTTATGGTGACGCTAGTGGAAACCCAGCAGCACTCGCTGCAGGTAGTGCTAATTATGTTCTGACTTCAGATGGCACAGATGCAGCGTGGGCTGCTGTTGCATCGGCAGCAGTAACTGGTGTGGCTAATGGGTCTGACAATCGACTAGCAACCTTCAGTGCTTCTACTACCTTGAATGGTGAAGCCAACCTAACGTTTGATGGGAGTGCCTTGCAAGTCACAGGCACACTGACAGTGGGTGTGGACGACACAGGGCATGATGTAAAGCTCTTTGGGGCATCTGCTGGTGCTTATATGGAATGGGATCAGAGTGAAGACCAGCTTAGAATTATGGGTGCTTCCGCTGATGCTACCACGAGTACAGGAAAACTGCTTCTTGCTACATCTCTAACAGATATCAATGCTAACGATGTATTAGGAAAGATAGAATTTTCAGCACCACATGAGGCAGGGGGTACAGATGCTATTACCGTAGCAGCTTCTATACAGGCTGTTGCACAAGCGACATTCAGTTCCTCTGTTAATTCAACAGACTTAATATTTTATACAGGACATTCAGAAGCAGCCACCGAAAAATTCCGCTTCACTTCTCAGGGAGAACTTGGAATTGGTGGTGCCAATTACGGTAGTGATGGACAAGTCTTAACCTCTGGTGGAGCAGGAGCAGCCGCAGCATGGGAAGATGCTGGCGGTGGAGGGGCTACTGTCACACAGTTTGCTAGCTCTGGCACATGGTCTAAACCAGCGGGTGCAGTATTTGTAAAGGTAATAGTATTAGGGGCTGGTGGTGGTGGTGGTAGTGGGCGTAGAGCCGCATCTAGTAGTGAAAGAGGAGGAGGAGCTGGTGGTGGTGGCGGAGGCCATGCTGTCTACGACTTTCTTGCTTCTGACCTCGCATCTTCCTGTACGGTGACGGTTGGTGCTGGCGGCTCAGGTGGAGCGGCACAAACCTCAAATACTACGGATGGTAACGCTGGTGCTGATGGCGGAGATACAACCTTTAAGGATGATACCACTGGGAACTCAGGAGTCGTGGTAGCCACTGGTGGTGGTGGAAAAGGAGGAGGGGCAGGAATAGAAGGTGGTGGTACAGGCGGCGCAGGCGGAGGTATTTTATCTGCACCGCTGGTATCACAACACTTCTCTGCTTCAGTATATTACCCAGCTACTGGTTTGGTCGGAGGAGAGGCAGGGAAGCAGGGTGCTCCCTATGGTGGTGGACGAGCAGAACATGGCGGTGGTGGTGGTGGTTCTACCTTGACGTATGAAACCGATGGTACAAAGTTTCATGGAGGACGCTCTCTCTATGGTGGTGGGGGTGGTGGAGCTGGAGGCCATTGTAATACTAATAATACTCAGGGAGCAGGTGGTACAGGCGGACTAGCTAATTCTCCTTCAGGTACTGATGAGGGAGGCGGAGCTGGTGGAGCCGCAGGCGGAACGGCTGGATCAGCGGGAGCAGCAAGTAACCATCTAGGGGTAGGCGGATCAGGCGGTGGGGGTGGTGGAGCAGACCTAGACGGAGCCTCTGGCGCAGGCGGGGCAGGAGGCCAGGATGGTGGTGGCGGAGGCGGAGGAGCTGGCTCAACGAATGGCTATAACAGTGGAGCTGGTGGTGATGGCGGAAACGGCTACTGTGTAGTTATTGCATGGGCATAAAGGAGAAAGGAGAGAGGAATGATAGGAAAAATACGACCACAAATATTCGTCGCATTGTTATGTGGCACAGCCTTTGGTGGCTTTGGTATGTTTATAGGATGGCGGATGGACGCTATAGAGATAGTAACCGCAGTGATAGGGAGCGTGTTTGGCTTTCTTGCTGGCGTGAGTTACAAAGTATTGGAGGCTGAGTAGTGGATGTAAGTAAAATCAAACTACCTATAGCTGTAATTTTTGTTATAGT